GGAAGCAAAAATAAAGTAATAAATCCTATGAGCCAAATTCATGTTATTAAACGCAATGGACAACGTGTCCCCTTAGATATATCAAAAATTCAAAGACAAGTAAAATACGGATGTAGAGATATTGATAATGTTAGTCCCAGTATGATTGAATTAAAAGCACAAATTCAATTTGCTGATGATATGACCACAGAAGTAATTGACAAATTGTTATTACAAGCTATGGTGGAATTAATTGATGAAAGTGAAAATCCAGAAATTAATAATGTTAACTATCAATATGTGGCTGGTCGTCAACGTGTGTCAATGTTACGTAAAGAAGTTTATGGTACATATAATCCACCAAAATTATATGATATAGTTAAAAAGAACGTTGAACTTGGTATGTATACCAGTGAATTATTAGACTGGTATACAGAAGATGAATGGAATATTATTGAACTATTCATTGATCATAGTAAAGATGAATCCTATGGATTTGCCGCTATTGCTCAATTATGTGAGAAATATCTAGTACAAAATCGTAGTACTGGACAAATTTATGAAACCCCACAAGTTAGATATGCTATAGCAGCCGCTACGGCATTTCATAACGAAGATAAAAAAACAAGGTTAAAGTATGTTAAAGACTATTATGAATGTGCTAGTGACGGTCATTTTACTCTCGCTACTCCTGTATTGGCTGGTTTGGGGACAACTACTAAACAGTTTAGTAGCTGTGTATTAATCAGTGCTGATGATACTCTGGATAGTATATTTGCCGCGGGAGAAATGATGGCCAAGTATGCCAGTAAACGTGCTGGTATTGGTTTAGAAATTGGTCGTATTAGACCAGTGGGTGCACCAATCAGAAATGGAGAAATTAAACATACTGGTCTAATACCATTCTTAAAGAAATGGTTTGGGGACTTACGTAGTTGTAGTCAAGGTGGTATCAGAAATGCAAGTTGTACTGTTACACTACCAATCTGGCATTATCAATTTGAAGATTTTATCGTATTAAAAAATAATCAAGGGACGGAGGAGACAAGAGTTCGTCAAATGGATTATTCAGTTGTAATTAGTAAGTTGTTCTGGCGTAGATATAAAAATGATGAACAAATCACGCTATTTGATCCACATGATGTACCTGATCTATATGAGGCTTATTATCGTGATACCGAATTGTTTGAAAAATTATATCTTAAATATGAAAAACAAGCGGGTCTTAAAAAGAAAGCAATTAGTGCTGAAGAAATATTTAAGAATGGTATATTAAAAGAACGTACTGATACTGGTCGTATTTATATTGTCAATATTGATAATGTAATTAATCAGGGACCATTTGATTGTAGTATAGAACCAATTTATCAAAGTAATCTGTGTCAAGAAATTCTATTACCAACTAAACCATTTCAACGTTTAGAAGATGATCAAGGACGTATTGCCTTATGTACATTAGGTAGTATCAATCTTGGTGTGTTTAAAAATCCACAAGATATGAAAAAGGCTTGTCGTGTATTGGTTCGTAGTTTAAGTAATCTACTTAGCTATCAAGACTTTTTGTCAATACAAAGTAAGTTGGCAAATCAAGAATTTGAACCACTTGGTGTTGGTGTAACTAACTTGGCATATTTCTTGGCTAAACGTAATCTCAAATACGGTGAAGAAGAAACATTGGCATTAGTTAAACGATATATGGAACATTTAGCCTATTATCTAACAGAAGCCAGTATAGAATTGGCTGAAGAACGTGGTAGTTGTACATTGAGTAGTCATACATGGTATGGAAAGGGTGTATTCCCATGGGAACGTAGAGCGGAAGGTGCAAATGAACTTACTGACTTTACTCCTACATTAGATTGGGAATCATTACGTGCTAGATTATTAGTATCTGGTATTCGTAATGCCACACTTATGGCAGTGGCACCAGTTGAATCAAGTAGTGTAGTATTAAACAGTACTAATGGTATTGAAATGCCAATGGAACTAATTAGTATTAAAGAAAGTAAGGCTGGAAGTTTTGTACAAGTTGTTCCTGAATATCGTAGATTAAAGAATCGTTATCAATTAATGTGGGAACAAACTGATTGTATAGAATATCTAAAAACGGCCGCAGTAATTGCTGCCTATGTAGATCAAAGTATCAGTACTAATACATTTTATAATCCTGCACATTATGAAGGTGGTAAAGTTCCAGGTACTACAGTTGCCAAGAATCTTATGTTAGGTATTCATTGGGGCATTAAGAGTTACTATTATAGTTTGATTAACAAAGTTGGATCTAAAGTTGGATTGGCTGAAGTGCCAGATAGCAATGTTATATCATTTACTCCACCACTGGAGTTGTTAGAAGAAGATTGTGAATCGTGTAAACTTTAAAAGAGAATATTAAAATGAAAAAAATATTATTATTACTAATAGCAGTGACATTTAACTTATCAGTACAAGCACAAACACAGGGAATTACAACTTGTGATGGGGAATATGCTCTATGTGCAGCCAGTACATGTAAACCAACTGGTAAAACAATTACCGGCAACAACGGAATTCCTTATCCCGAAGTAGAATGTCGTTGTCCTATTCTTAATGGAAAAAGCATCGCTGATACTACTGCTGGAAATATGAAAGGATCATGTACTCCAACCGACAGTAAACATGTATGGAGTTTGTTTGCTCCAAAAGTATATTATCCACAAGAATCCAGTAACTTTAGTAAAAGACCAGAGGATATGAGAGCAGTAGTTCAAAAATGTGATGCCAGTTTGAATCTTGGTGCCAAGTCCAGTAACTGTTTTAGTTGGAATTGTGTTAAGGGCCCAGATGGAATAGCAGTGTGTTCATGTCCTACTGGTCAAGTTCCTCCCGCCACTACATTCTTAACTGAAGCAGGACAAGGAAATCCAGAAGCCTGTTCTCAATATCCTGTTAGTTTGCCTATACAGAATCCACCAGGAAATTAAATTTAATTATGTCAACACAACAGTATAACTTAAGTCAACAAACAAATTATTTAAAACGAACAATGTTTCTGGATCCTGCCGGCCCAGTTACCGTTCAACGTTTTGAAGAAGTAAAATATCAGAAACTTCAAAAGTATGAAGAAACTGCCAGAGGATTCTTTTGGGTACCAGAAGAAATTTCATTAACTAAAGATAAGATGGATCATAAAGATTCAAACGATGCTATTAAACATATCTTTACTAGTAATTTATTACGTCAAACTGCCTTAGATAGTATTCAAGGTCGTGCACCAACACAGATATTCAGTCCAGTTATTAGTATTCCTGAATTAGAAGCATTGGTTAGTAATTGGTCATTTTTTGAAACCAATATTCACAGTAAGAGTTATAGTCATATTATTCGTAATGTATATGGTGTACCAAAAGATGAATTTAATAAGATTCATGATACTAAAGAAATTGTAGACATGGCTGCCAGTGTTGGTCGTTATTATGACAAACTTCACAAGTTAAATTGTCTTAAAGAAACTGGTACAGTAGTAAATGAAAAAGAACATATCAAGGCAATTTGGTTAGCATTACATGCCAGTTATGCACTTGAGGCATTTAGATTTATGGTAAGTTTTGCTACTGCTCTTGCCATGGTGGAAAACAAGATTTATATTGGTAATGGTAACATTATTAGTTTGATCTTACAAGATGAAATTTTACATAGCGAATGGACAGCTTGGATCATCAATCAAGTTGTTAAAGAGGATCCTAGATTTGCTGACATTGTAGAAGAATGTCGTGAAGAAGTTTATGCTTTATATGAAGAAGTAATTGTGGAAGAAAAAACTTGGGCTGATTATCTATTCATTAAAGGTGTTGTAATTGGATTGAATGCTGAGATTCTGAAAGATTTTGTTGACTTTACTGCCTATAATAAACTTAAAGACATTGGTATTAAATATCAAAATAGTTATCCAAAAAGTAGTCCTATACCATGGTTCTCTAAACATGTTAACATTGGTAAAAAACAAGTTGCATTACAAGAAACTGAAAGTACTAACTATGTAATTGGGGTTCTATCCGAAAATGTTGACAAGAATGAGTTACCTAGTATATAATATAAGATGAGGAAATAATTATGATTACAGTATATACAAAAGATAATTGCCCATTCTGTGATATGGCAAAATCATTGCTAGAGACACGAGGTGTTGAATACACTACAATCAACGTTTCTGAGAAATCAGAGGCACGTGACTTTCTAGTAGAGAATGGTCACAGATCAGTACCACAGATTTTTAAAGGTACTACTCACATTCCAGGCGGATATCAAGGTATCGCAGGAATGTCAGAAGAAGAGTTTAACACTAAAATTAAAGGACAATAAATGTTAATTGATAAAGGCGTATCAGCAGGTGAAGTAATTACACTGAAACTTACCAGTGGTGAAGAACTTGTAGCTAGACTTTCAGAAGAGACGGCAACATACTACAAATTATCACATCCCAAAGTAATTGGCATGGGACCAAAAGGTCCGGGTTTGATGCCATATTTGTTTACTGTTGCTCCAGAAAAGGATGTTAAACTATTGAAAAGTACAGTAACAGTAGCAGAAGCCACTGATAAAGAGTTTGCCGATCAGTATATTCAGTCAACAACCAGTATTTCTCTAGTATAAATACTACAAAGGATCATATATGCCAGCATTGAGTAGAAAGGGTGATAAAAATAGTGTAGGTGGACAGTTAATGAGAGGATCATCAACTGTTGTTTGTGACGGATTGCCGGTTGCACTACATGTTAGTCAAGTCACACCTCACTCACCATCC